TCTACATGTACCAGCGTTTGTTGTGGTCCTAGTTGCATACAGATTTCATTAAATCTACCTTCATTGCGGATCATATCTATTCTTCTATAGATATACATTTTGCTCCGTCCCCATATCTTAGCTAGTGTGCTAATAGGAACATACTTTGGTTGAACACTTTCCATTACTACACATTCCTTTCTATTTCATCTTTCTTTTATAATTGGTATAATCACCTTGAAAGGGGGTGATTTCGTGGGGTTTGAAATTAATGGATTTGATGAACTAAAAAATCATCTTTCAAAAATTGAAAATAATGTTTCTAATTTAAGTAAAACTGATAGCCTTAGTTTTGATGAACTCTTTACCAGCGACTTTATGTCTAAACATACTAACTGCAAGTCATTTGATGAATTTCTATCAGCTAGCGGTTTTACTCAATCGTTTGAAGATATTCCAGATGATGATTGGGATACCTATGTTTCACAGCATTCAAACTTTACATCTTGGGAAGAAATGATGGATACTGCTGTAGAACAATATGTAAGTATAAAACTTGGTTTTGAATAATTTTCTTAAAAGCACACTATACGATCTGGTGTGCTTTTATTTTTTTTACTAACTTATTAATCCTTTTTAGCTTTTTAATCGCACAGTCTAATTCAGATGTATCTACTTTTATTTTTACTGTGTATTCTTTTCTACTATTGATATTCCCTTTACTTTCCTTTTTTAATTGATTTCCTGTATTATCCATATGTCTTTGTAATGGAGTTTTTATTTCTTTCATTTGTATTACCTCTTCATACAAAAGTGTGATATTTCGTGTTATTGCTTAAAAAAAAGAGTTTCTACTGGCAAATCTGTGCCTAATGTATCTTTAATCTTCAACGCTTCTTCAAGTGTAAGTGGATATTTCCCATTTAATTTGTCAATTAATGTTGCATATCTCCATTTTAGCGTTTTTGCTAATACTTTTTTATTCCACCCTTTTCTTGCAATTTCTGCCAATAAATTAGCATACATATTTTTCACCTCCTTTTTATTGGTGCGATATTTCGCATTGATTATGCTTTTATTATAGTGCGATATTTCGCATTTGTCCAATTTAAGTTATGTGATATTTCGTTTAATTATTGTTTATATATGATATTTCGTATTTAAATATTGATATTTCGTTTTATAAATGATAGTATATGTATATATAGTTAATATATAGAGGAGTTTAACTATGACACGAGAAGAATTTTTAAAAGCACGCATAGCGGAAATTGATACTGTTAAAGGTTTTGCCCAAAGAATTGATATGCCATATAGTACATTGCGCTCTATCTTACAAAATGTTGGCGGTGCATCAATTGACAATGTAATTAAAATTTGCAAAGGCCTTGGTATTACTACAGAGCAAATGGAGTCTTTAACCCAGTCTACAGATGAAGAGTATTATTTAAATAAAGATACTGCAGCATATGCGGAAATGCTTCGCACTCGTCCAGAAATGCGTATGTTATTCTCCGCATCTCGTGGCATCTCAAAGGAGGATATGGAAAAAGCTGTAGAATATATAGAATTACTCAAACTTAAACACAAATAAACTTGTAATGGGGGATGTTAGAGAGTGGTTGTTAATATTATTGAGTGTGATATTCCAAATGTGAAAGCTATTTCATCAACTGGGGAAGATGAAGGTGTACACAACATTTATATTCGTAAGAATATGTCATTTGAAGATATGCGTAATGAAGTAAAGCATGAATTGCTGCATATCATTAATGATGATTTTCATATAGATCATCATGTTAATTTAATTGAACACATGGTAAGGCGGAAAGAACTTACAGATGAAGTATTAGAAGAAATAGATTTCTATCATCATGTTCTTTAATTGCACAAAAAAATAAGCCCCCACCGCAGTGAGGGCCATTAAAAACATCATACCTTAGAGGTACTCTATTTTTACTCCACCATTATTATACCATACCTCTAAGGCTTATTTCTTATACCATTTTTAGCCTAGGAGGTATTTTTTAATGTGGGTTGAGACTATAACCACTAAAGCTGGTATTACTAAATATAAATTTCAAGAACGCTATACTGATGTATATAGTGGTAAAACAAAAAGAGTATCCGTTACTTATACTTCTAACAGTAGGCAAGCATACAAGCTTGCACAGGCTGAATTACAAAAGAAAATTGACTTGGCCACTAATACAGACATTGCCAAGGATATGACATTGAATGATGTTATATCTGAATATTTAGAGTCAAAGCGTGCATTTAGAAAATCATCTACTCAATATAGTATGGATAATTTACATAAGCAAGTAATTAAATGGTTCCCTACTGATATATTATTATCTAAGTTATCCCCTTACATTATTCAAAGTACCTTTGATAAATTCGCTTGCCAATATTCATATAACTATACTAAGCTTGCTCTTAGTCTTATTAGGCAATCATTGAAGTATGCAAGGCGCATGGAGTATATTCGTGATATTTCATTCTTAGATAATATTGAACTACAAAAGCCTGTGGCTAATGTAGATTATGTTAAAAAGCAGCGTTCTAAATTCCTAACTAAAGACGAACTAAAAGATTTGCTTACACAATTAGATAAAATTAATCATCATGTGTCCCTCTTATGTGAATTTCAATCTTTAACTGGTCTTAGGTTTGGTGAAATGGTTGCCCTTCGCACTCAAGACTATGATAGAGATAATGCTGAAATAGATGTAAACGCTACTTTATCTAATCGTGGTAGCTTTTCTGACCCTGCTATGCGCCTTCCACCAAAGAATATTCATTCTATTCGCAAGGTGAAATTGGATGCAAGGGCCGTACAAATTATTAATCACTTTATAACCGCTAATCAAGCAAGGCGATTATGGAAATCTAAATTTGCTGACCTCGGTTATATCTTTGTTACTGATGGTGGTTTGCCATATGATCTACATTATGTGAATAGAACTATAAAAAAACTTGGTTTCCCAAAACCAGTAAGCACCCATACCTTTAGACATACTCATATTTCTATTCTTGCTGAATCTAATGTTCCTCTAAAAGCAATTATGGAACGTGTTGGCCACAATGAACCACGTACTACACTTGCTATTTACACTCATGTAACAGATGAAATGAAACAGGAAGTAAATACAGCTATTACAAATATGGGTAAGGTACTTGCAAATAAATAAAAAATGAGCCACCGCATCATGTGCAGTGGCTTTTTTTCAACCCTCATATAAAAGGGGCAAATATTTATTTTTAAAAGGGGCAGAAAAGGGGCAAATTATCGTTACAATGCGTTACGATTTGTTACTCCTTCCCTTTCCAAATAGCTATATAACTTCTATGTCCGTTATCGTTTGTTACAATTCGTTGCAATCTGTTAATTAGCTTGTAGAAATGGTGCGGTTGGAGGGACTTGAACCCTCACGAGCGTAC